TTTAATAGAAGAAGTAGAAGAAAGTAAAACAGTTGAACCTGTGTTACCAAAACCTGTAAAACGCGCCAAGAAAGTAAAAATGCCATTAATAATTGAAGGCGAAGAAGGCGAGGAAGTTCAAGAGGTTCCAAAAAAGAAAAAACTTATTATAGAAGATGAAAGTGAAGAAAAAGAAGGTGATAAAGAAAAACAAGACCAAAAAGAGTTCATTCCTGTTGAAGAACCCAAGAAAAGAGGACGAAAAACCAAACCGGTTGAAAAAGGGATTGCTGTTTTAGGACCCGAGACCGTACTAGATTTAGGAAATGAAACTATTACACGACGATTACCCAAAAAGTCAACACCTATAATTATCAAAGTTTCAAGTTATTATATGAATAACAGAGAGATATTTATTAATTTTATTAATTCACTTTTTGAACCTTATCGTCAAGAATTACAAAGCAATAAAGCAAATATTTCTTGTGATGATATTGGAAACACTGATTCGGATTTCTCTCTACTAACTCATCAAAAGATTGTTCGAGATTATATGAACTTGTATACACCTTATAGAGGTCTACTTTTATATCACGGTTTGGGTTCGGGTAAAACTTGTACATCAATTGCTATTGCCGAAGGTATGAAAGATTCAAAACGTGTCATAATTATGACACCCGCGTCTTTGCGTGCGAACTATATTGAAGAACTTAAAAAATGTGGTGACTTATTATACAAGCGAAACCAATTTTGGGAGTGGATATCAACAGATGCGAATCCAGAGACGGCCTCGCCAATGTCGGCCATTTTGAATTTACCATTAGAGTTTATTAGAAGACACCGTGGTGCGTGGTTTGTTAATATAACAAAAAAATCAAATTATGACGATTTATCTGACATTGATAAACAAACATTGGAATTACAATTAAATGAAATGATTAAAAGTAAATATACATTTATCAATTATAATGGGTTAAGAGCCAAAAAATTACAGGAACTCACGTCGAATTTTACGCGCAATCTTTTTGACGATTCAGTTGTTGTAATTGATGAAGCACATAACTTAATAAGTCGCATTGTTAACAAGATTAAAAAGGAAAAAGTGATTACTGAAAATCAACGAGGAGAGAAGGAACATTTACCAATGAATTTATCAACCAAATTATATGAGTTTTTATTGAGCGCCAAAAATGCCCGCATTGTGTTACTATCAGGAACACCTGTTATTAATTATCCTAACGAATTTGGAATACTTTTTAATATTTTAAGAGGTTATATTAAAACGTGGAAAATAAAAATCAATGTTGAAGAAAGTAAACAAAAAAATAAAAGTGTAAAAATCGATAAAAATGCTCTTCAAGAAATGCTACTTGGTGTCAAAACAATGGATTATTTGGATTATTCGCCTTCAAGTAACATATTGACTATTACTAGAAACCCATTTGGGTTTTCAAATAAAATTAAGGTTGAATCTGGATATCAAGGAATCGCAAATACTAAAAAATCCGAGAAAGGTGAAACATTAATTGATACAGAATATTTAAGCGACGACGATTTTGAGAGAAGAATTATAAGCGTATTAGATAGAAATGGAATCAGTGTTATCCCACAAGGCATAGATATTAAAAATAAAAAGGCGTTACCAGATACATTTGATTTATTTGAGGCGCAGTATATTGACTCTATAACTAAAAAAATCAAAAATGTAGATGCTCTTAAAAGACGCATTATTGGATTATCATCTTATTTTAGAAGTGCTCAAGAAAATTTGTTACCAAGATACAATAAAACATTGGGTGTCGATTATCATATTGTCAGAATACCGATGAGCAATTTTCAGTTTAGCATTTATGAAGCAGCGCGCCACGAAGAGAGAAAATCAGAAACCAAAAAACCCAAACAAACTGTTGGTGAAATATATGAAGATTCGTCATCAACATACCGTATCTTTTCGCGTTTATATTGTAATTTTGTGATGCCTGACAGACCGATACCTCAAAGAAGTAATAAAAAAGAATTATTACCCGAAGAAGGCGAAGGTGACGGCACATTGACTAATATATTAAAGGAAGCTAGAAGAGAAGAAGCCAAGCAAGACGTTGTTGATGAACAAGAAGGTGAAGTAGAAGGTGACCAAATTCTTGACATGATTGGTGGTGTTGATTATAAAGAGAGACTTAATAGAGCACTCAAACATATCGAAGAACATTCAAATGATTTTTTAACACCAGAAGCGTTACAAACATATAGTCCAAAATTTTTACATGTTCTAGAAAATATTCAGGATCCCGAGAACCTAGGTCTACATCTTGTTTATAGTCAATTCAGAACCATGGAAGGAATTGGTATTTTCAGTTTAACATTAGACAAAAATGGTTTCACACAATTTAAAATTAAGAAAAACTCATCTGGTATTTGGTCTATAGACATTGATGAAGTCAATAAAGGAAAACCAACTTACGCTTTGTATACTGGAACTGAAACAAGCGAAGAAAAAGAAATGTTGAGGCATATTTATAACGGTGAATGGGATCAAATTCCTGAAAGTATTTCAATTGAATTAAAAAGAATTGCTAAAAATAATAATATGGGTGAAGTAATCAAGGTCTTTATGATTACGTCATCAGGTTCAGAAGGTATTAATTTGCGAAATACTCGGTACGTCCATATTATGGAACCATATTGGCATCCGGTTCGTACAGAGCAAGTTATTGGAAGAGCGCGCCGTATATGTAGTCACAAATCGCTTCCAAAAGCGTTACAAACGGTTGAAGTATTTGTTTATTTGATGGTTTTTACACCAGAACAACTTAAATCCGATGATGCTATTGAATTAAAAAGAAAGGATTTAAGTAAGTCTGTTCCACATGTGCCAATGACAAGTGACCAATATTTATACGAGATTTCTGAAATCAAGGCTAATTTAACTGCTCAACTTACTGACGCTGTTAAAGAAACCGCATTTGATTGCTATATTTACTCGAATGGCAAATGCGTCAATTTTGGCGATCCAACCAAAGACAAATTTTCATATGTCCCGGATTATTCGGATCAGCAAAATGATACGACTGTCAAGGCTAATAAAGAAATGATAGAATGGACTGGCAAACCAATTCGTTTGAATGGCGTCGACTATGTGTATCGTAGAATGAGTAAAAAAGTATTGAATATTTACGATAAGACAAGTTATGAAGGGGCGCTTTTGGACCCCTCAATTATACCTTTGCAAATCGGAACATTGGAGAAAAATGACGCAGGCGAAGATGTCTTCAAACAATTGATTACTTAATTTTATTTTTAAGTAACTCTAAAATAAGATCTAATTTATTATTTAACACTTTTACTTCGTTTTGAAGAACTGTTATCTTATTATCGGTTGTTTCATTTTTAACAGTCGTATCTTTAAAAGTCGTATCTTTAACAGTCGTATCTTTAACAGTCGTATCTTTAACAGTCGTATCTTTAACAGTCGTATCTTTAACAGTCGTATCACTTTTAACCTTTTTCAAAAGTTTAAATATATTTACGTCATTATCATTTTCTTCATCGACTAGTAGTTCTTCCATTGTTATTTTTATTTCATTTGAAACTTCACCTGAATAATTATAAGGTTTTAAATCCCAAGTAACATTCTTTTTCGGACTTAATTGTTTTTCCCTGTCTAAACTAATAACTTGATTTTCTAAACCATTGTCGTTATCAATTTTAATGTATTTTAGTCTACTATTATTTACATTATTTGTATTACTATTTACATTATTTGTATTACCATTTACATTAGAAAGATGTGGATTCAATTTATCATTTTTCACAGAAGTTTCTTGAGGTGTTAACCAGTTATCTGTATTCGAATTCAAATTATTATTATTGTTCTTGCTGATTTGCTCTACATCATAATTCCGCTGCGATGTCAATTCTTTAATAGCCTTTTCTATTTCACTAATCGGTCCTTCATCTAAATTATCCGTGAATTTTGGCACTGGTGGCACTGGTAACGCCATCGAATTTGTAAAATCCTCCTGACGCCGAATTAAATCCTTGTCAAATTGACTCCGTTTATCATTTTGTATTTCTTCATATGTTATTAATTCATTTACCTTTTTTTGCGGTATTTCATCTAGTATTTTAATTTTTTTATATTCAGGTTTTACATTTTGGGTTATTTGTTTATTCGTATAATTTAAAATCAACAATATATATTTCTTGTTCATATCTACTAAACTTGTTGTTTTACTGCTTTCAACATCATAAAATCCCTTAAGATTACTTCTAAATAAATTTAGAATATTTTCTTGGAATTCTCTCGATTGTCTTTTTATAATATCTTCGTCAGTTATTACATCCCATAGAACCTTGACATTTTCATTGTTTAAAAAATAGTTTACATTTGGTTGGTGCATTTTATTTAATATATAAATTATATAAAAATCTATTTATATAATTTTCATTTTCAAAGTTATAAGGAATCATTGAAATAAACCTTCCTGAACTTTTGTATATACTCATCCTTCAATATATGAGTTTTCAAATAGTGTTCCGTCATTTTGTCTTCAAGTATATGAACTATAAAAAATAGCGAATAAATACCACATTCGGTATTTCCATATTGATGTTCAACACCTTCATTGCTGTCGTATTTAAATACAATCTTGTTTTTAAGCGCCAACCCTTGTTCTTTTATTCTGTTTACCAATACCATTATTTCGGGTTGCGGTTTATCACCAGTGCTGTCAAAGAAAAATATATGTTTCTTCTTAATATTAATAAACATTGATATCCAATGTTGACCCGGGTTATCGTGTGTATCCGTATTAAATATAATACCTATTTTGGTTTTCCCATTTTTGATTTGTTGCGCTAAATTAAAATTACATAATTCTTCCCAAACACATTCCCCAAACAATTTTCTAGTATCAAAATCAATTGGACTCGGACCTATAAAATCAAAACATTTATACGCTTTTTCATATTGCTTCATAACTGTCATTATATCAACACTTGATAACCACTCATTCGGATTTTTTTTCCATTCTTCAGGCGACTCAGGAGCAAACGAATCAGTCATTTCACTACTTATTTTACCAAATTCCTTTTTCTGTTTTAACCAACACGACTCTTTATTACAAACGCTACTTAAATATTCAGTCAATAATCTATGTATTTCCTTTGTATCATTTGTATTAATTTTGACATCCGGGTGTCGTGCGTTCCATAAATCCCTTAATTTATATAATGACTTGTCTGTATAACAACTAAAACTATTTATATCGTTTTTATCCTTTGGACTACAATTAACCTTTTTACCGGAACCTATTTGGTTTCTT